CTGGTGTTTTGCATTCCCCGGTAGTTCGGATTGAAATCCGAGAGCCGGATTTATTTCCGAGATTCAATATCAGGTTTTATCAGGTTTGCCCGTGCTGTAATGACAGGTTTTGACAAGTAGCCGCCACCCGCCGGAGCTAGTGAACCATTTGCACCACCTAGTGAACCTGCTGCACCAGCCGCGCCGGAAAACAGGACAAGTTTTCAGCAACCCGGGCAGCGGTAAAATTCCCGATTACCACCCCCGAAAACAGGGGCAGCTTGTGTGTTATACAGTAACATATTCATTCAAAAAAAATTAATTCGTGAGAGTTAAAAAATAACGCTATTGATTTATGACAGCGTTAATTTTTAACCCACCCCCTGCTTAAAAAATATGCAATAGAGTTAATTTTTAACGCTGTCAGGCCATTTTTGCCCTTTCAATAGAGTTAATTTTTAACCCCCTTTATATATAAGCCATATATACCCCCATTTTTTCTTTCACCCTCTTGCACAAAATATAGGCAGAAACACACGGGCGGCACACGGCGGAAAATTTCGGGCTACCTGAAAACTTGTACGCGGTAATGTGGTTGGAGTGATTACCTTGATGGGTAAGCCGCACTCTGCTAGACTGACTATTACTAAACCAACTTTAGGCCAGTTGCGCAAATCCCTTGGTAGGGAGTTTGAAGCGTGGTGGCAGGAGCAATTTGGCTATGACTTTTCAAAACTCACCGAATCGGAAGCGCGGTACATCAACAAACAGATCACCCGTTCAGGCGCTGACGCCGTCCGAGATACAATCATTGCGCGAAGACTTGAAGCAATCAGTCATGCAGGCTCGTGAAATTATTGCCGGCATGACGGCAAGGCGTAGCGCTTAACCGATAAACCACTCCAAACAACGGAGTGGTTTTTTGTTGTTCCCTTTTGGGGCTTGCGGCCGTTCTAATTCCCTTGAATCGCAGGGAATTAAAGCGGCCTTTATCTTGCCTGATGCACGGAAATGCACAGGTGCCTGCGGCGGATGCCGCTTTTTTTATGGAGTGAAAACGTGAAACTGAAACTGGATGAACAGGGTAATGCGGTATTGCAGGATGGCAAGCCGGTGTATGTGCATGATGACGGCAAGGAAGTGCCGTTTGATGCGCCGGGCGCGATGGCAAAGATCGCCAGCCTGAATGCAGAAGCCAAAACCCACCGCGAGGCGAAAGAAGCGGCGGAAGCCAAGCTGAAAGCCTTTGATGGTATCGAAGATGCAGAGGCGGCCAAAAAGGCGCTAGCTACGGTCAAAAACTTGGACGATAAAAAGCTGGTGGATGCCGGCGAAGTGGAAAAGTTGAAGGCTGAGGTCATTAAAACCTATGACGAGAAGCTGGCGGCAGCAACCGCAGAGGCCGACAAAATCCGCTCTCAGTTCCACAATGAACTTATCGGCGGGTCATTCGCTCGTTCCAAAGTGATTGCGGACAAGCTGGCGATCCCGTCTGATGTGGCGCAAGCATTTTTCGGCAGGCATTTTGCCATTTCCGAAGACGGCAAAGTGGTAGCGAAAGATGCGGCCGGTAACGATATTTTCAGCCGTACGCGCCCAGGTGAGAAAGCTGATTTTGATGAAGCATTGGAAGCTTTGATTGACGCCTATCCGAATAAGGACAGCATCCTGAAAGGGTCGCAGTCCTCCGGCGGTGGGACTCAGGCAACGGGCGGCGGCGGTGGGAAGGGTTCGCTGGCCGACTGCAAAACCGATGCCGAAAAAGTGGCTTTCTTGCAGGGCAAGTACGGCAAACAGTAATTTTTATTGAAAGGAAAGCATAATGGCTTTTGATTTACAGGTGTTTAACGCCCAAACCCGCGATGTGATGACCGAAACCATAGATCAGGACATTGCCAAATTCAACGAAGCCTCCGGCGGGGCAATCGTGCTGATGAACAAACCGTTTGAAGGTGATTTCTCTATCGAAGCCGCCTTCCAGGCTATTGGCGGGCTGGTACGTCGCCGTGATGCTTATGGCAGCGGCACACTGACGCCGAAACGGCTGAAAGAAATGTTGGATGTGGCGGTAAAAGTGGCTGCCGGTACTGAGCCGATTGAGTTCGAGCCGGGTCAATACCACTGGACACTGCGCAATCCCGAGCTGGCCGCCATCAAGATCGGCGAGCAGCTGGCAAAGGCGCGAATGGCCGACATGTTGAATGCTGCTATTCGCTGTGCTGTTGCGGCTATCGGTAACAATGCCGCCATGAAGCATGACGCCTCTTCTGCCGCGCCGACCTTCAACGCGCTGAATGCGGGCGCTGCGAAGATGGGCGACCGCTCCGGCGCATTGCGTGCGTGGGTTCTGCATTCCACCACCATCCACAACCTGTACGACAACGCGCTGACCAACGCTGAACGCCTGTTTACTTACGAAGGCATCAACGTGGTACGCGATCCGTTCGGCCGAGTGTTTGTGGTAACCGATGCACCGGATTTGGCCGATTCTTCCGGCGGCAGCGGCACCAAGTACAACACGCTTGGCTTGGTAGAAAACGCCATCGTGGTAAACGACAGCAACGACTTTAATGCCGTGATCCAACCGGTAACCGGCAAAGAAAACCTTGGTGCGGTGTATCAGGCCGAATGGTCTTACGGCGTGGCGCTGAAAGGCTATGCCTGGGATATGGCCAATGGTGGCAAATCCCCGACTGACGTCAAACTTGGCACCGGCACCAACTGGGATAAAGTTGCGACCAGCAACAAAGACACTGCCGGCGTATTGGTAGTAACCAAGTAACCTAAACAGGGCGGCTGATGCCGCCCTTTTTTTGGAGATAACTATGAGCGAACGACCGATTATCTACGAACCGCATCCGGTAACGCCTGATCGTAAGGCGGAACTGTTGGCGCAGGGCTACTGCATTATTGATGCCAAGTATCGGCCTGTAGATGAACAACAGGATGATCCGCCATCTGCCAGCACGCCCAAACAAATGAAGGTTGATGAATTGCGCGCGGAATTGACGGCGCGAGGTATCGAATTTGACGAGAAGGCTAAGAAAGACGAACTGCTGGCTTTGTTAGAGCAAGCGCTGGCTGCTGAGAAAGAAGGCGGCGGAGATGGCACTTAATGTACCGGCAGACAGTTATGTTGGTGTAGCCGATGCCGACCGCTACCATCAGATGCGGCAGTCTGCCGCTGCATGGGCAGCGTTGGATGAGCCGACTAAGGAGCGGATGCTGGTATCCGCCTCCGACTATCTGGACGCTAATTTTAGGCTGAAAAACGGCTTGAATGCAGCGATGCGGAGTGGAGAAAAACCGGTACATCCGCAGGTGCTGAAAGCGGTCTGCGAGTTGGCTTTGCAGCAGCAGCTGAACAGCAACGAGAAACCAAAACAGCAGAGCGTGAAGGTCGGCGAAATCGCGGTTACTTATGCGATAGGCAATACCAATAAGGAACGTTTCGACTATGTGGCGGCCTTGCTGTACGGGATGTATGAGCCGCGCAAAGGTGTTCACATGGTGCCGATGCCGAGAGGGTAGTTATGTTTGATTATGCGGGATTGGAAGTGGTGGCCGCTGATGTGATCGCCGACTTTGGGCGGGATTGCACGGTTACGGTCAGCAGTAGCCGTTATGATGTGGAAACATCACGCACGGTTCAGCAGACACAGAGCTATATTGGGAAATGCGTGTTCGGCAATCTGAATGAGAAGCATATCATGCAGCTTGGTGGTGCGCATTTGGTGCAGTCCGGCGATATGCTGGTTACGGCTACCGCATCCTGTAATCTGCAAACTGGTTGTCTCTTGGAATGCGGCGGCGAGGCTTGGCGGGTGGTTAGTGTCATGCCCATCAAGCCGGCTTCCGTAGTAGTGGCTTATCAGGCGCAGGCACGGAGGGAGTGATGGAAACGTTGAAGGCACTTAATCAGATTGTGGTTAGCCTGGTAGAAATTGCGGGCATGGCTTTACTGTTGGTGTTGGCGTTTCTATTAGTGGCTGCGTTGGCATTGCTGCCGCTGGGCTTGCTTGGATGGCTGTTGGTTTGGCTGTGGGGGCTGTTATGAGAGGCTTCGGCAGCCAAATCAGCGCATGGGCGGACGCAGTACGGCAAAAATTGGACGCGGCGGCGGACGAAATCGTGCAGGAAGCCCACCGCCGGTTGTTGGAACAGACGCCGGTGGACAGCGGCGACCTGAAAGCCAGCTGGACGCAGTCAGTCAATGTGCTGCCGACTGCGTTCAACGGCTCGACGGTAACAGCTAAAGCCGGGCAGGTGGTATATATCGCCACAGACAAGGTATATGCGCCGATTATTGAATACGGGCTGTACCCAAATCCGCCGAAACACCCGACCGGACGCACGGCCAATGGCTATTCCACCCAAGCGCCGCAAGGCATGGCGAGGATTACGGTAACCAATATGCAGAACTGGCTAGAGGGTAAACAATGGACTTAACCACGCAAATTCGCCGCGCCTTGGAAAAGGTGGTGCATAGCTACGCCCAATCACACCGCTTGCCGCTGGTGCCGGAAAATACCGACACTAAGCAGCCGAGTGGAGCGTATCTGCAAACCGCGCTTCTTCCGGCAGATACGGTGCAAGGCACGCTGAATGCGGCCAAGTACAGCGGGATATTTCAAATCACGGTGTATGTGCCACAGAACAGCGGCGCCGGACAGGTGGATGAAATCACGTCGGAGTTGATAAACCTGTTCCGGCGTGGTGGCAAGTTCGGCGTGGTGGCTATTCGCCAGCATCCAAGCCGTAGCAAGGGTTATATGCTGGATGGGCGCTATGCGGTGGTGGTAAGTGTGCCGTATTTGGCGATTGAGTAGTTTCAGGTAGCCTGTTTCAGGCGTTAATCCCCGCGTAAGCGGGCTTTTTTATGGAGATTGGATATGGGTTCCAAGTATATGCTGGCAGAGGGTACGACCCTGCAGATGTCAAAAGAGGAAGTGAAGGACACTTCCGGCAATATTGCGACCGGGGCGACACCGGTAACGTATGTCGATTTGGCCGACACCACGAAAACCATCGATTACAGCGGTGAATCGACCGATGAAGTGGATGTTACCACGCTGGCTTCGGAAGGCTTCAAAGAAACGGCGCTGGGCTTGACTGACCCTGGCGAATTTTCCTTCACCGGCCATTATGTGCCAAGCGACAACGGACAAAAGGAGATCGTCAAAGCGGCAGAAGATAAGAAACTGCGCCTATTTAAGGTTAAGTTCCCTGACAACACGGTTTTCCTTGTGATGGGGCGCGTTAAAACCAATAAATGGAACGTATCCGGCGTGGCCGATGTGGTAAGCCGAGATGTAACCATCAGACTGTCCGGCAAGCCGAAGCTGACGGTGGGTTGATGTTGGGGCTGTCTGTTTCAGGCAGCCTTTTATATTTTTGATTTCAGGAGATTTATTCATGGATTTAAAGGAACTGCAAGGCGTTTCCAATGACCGTTTCAACGAAACCCACGAGTTTCACCCTAAGCACCCGACAACTGGGGAGGAACTGGGTTTTACCATCACTATCCGCAGTATGCGTTCTGACGAAATGCTGCGCCTGATGAATCGACTATCCCGTGAAGCACAGTTGAAGGCAACTAAAGAACAGCGCACCGGCAAGGCTGAGGTAGAAACAATGGAGCAGGCGATTGCCCGCGATATTGAGACTACCTGCGTGCTGACGGTATCGTTCGACGGCCTGAAAGACGACGGTAAAGAAGTGGGCAGCGATGCTGAAGCCATTAAATCCGTGCTGTCGCAATATACCTGGCTGCGTAAGCAGATCATGGACGAAGCGGCAGAAGAGCAAAATTTTTTCAAGGCGTAATTGCCGAGGCGGAGAGGCAGGCGCGGCGTTATTTCAAGCTGCACAAACCCATCAAAGACCGGGAGCAATCCAAATGGGATGCGCTGGAGCAGATTTACCAGCAAACAGGTATCCGCAAGCCTGATTTGGATAACCCGCCTGTTATCCCGCCAGCAGTTACGCATGTTTGGGCGTGGTTTTTTGAATTAAACCGTGCCAGGCAATCAGGGATGGGGCTCAACCCCTTGTCTTGGGGCGAAATAGACGCCTACTGCCGACTAACTGGGCAACGAATGCAGCGCTGGGAATTGAACCTGTTGGCGATATTCGACACAGCATTTCTTGATGTGATGCAGAAAGAGGAACCCGAAGTGAAGGAAGGTTTGGACAATGCCGAAACGGACGTTTGAGTTTGTGCCTGATTTGGATGGCAACAGCGCCAAGCATAAGTTCGCTGTGCGCACGGTGAAGTTCGGCGACGGCTACGAGCAGCGGCAGGCGCTTTCGCTGCGACCAAAAATGCGGACGTGGGAGTTGCAGAAGACCGGCGAGAAAGAGGAAATCGACGCCATCGAAGCCTTTATCGCCTCCACTAACGGCGTGGAGTCATTTCACTGGACGCCGCCCGGCGGGGAGAAGCTGCTAGTGAAGGTGGGGGAGGAGTACACCGTCAAAAACATTGGCGGGCTGTATCGGATCAGTTGGCAGTTTGAGGAGGTACTGGCATGAACCCGCGCATGAAGCAACTCTCCATTCCGATGCTACGGGCGTTGTCGGCGGGGGATCAGGGCGGGGTGGTGGGGTTGTGGGGG